GAACGAGTAAACGGTGCTGATGACCTGTTTGATGCTGATGGTGAACCACTGCCATTGATTTCACCGAAAGACCTGGTGAGTCGTATCTATGCTGAGAATAAGATCATGAGTGACGCAATGAGTCTACGTCGCCAACAGGTTACCGCCAGTAAGTTGTCACGCTACTACATGGGGCCTGCACTGGCCTCTATTGGTAATGCAGGTAACACAGCACCCACGATTGTGATGAACTTCAGTTCTCCTTCGCTGTCAGTACCTAAGCCTGTGGTGTTTGAAGATGTTGAAGTGAAACAGGAAGTGCCTTCATGGTTGACACTGTAGACCGACCACTGTTCGAGTACGCCACAGTATGCCCTGAGCTGGCAAGGTTCCATGCTGACAAGGACAGTATCGTAAGGATTGTTCGCGGGCCTCGCGGCTCGGGTAAATCAATTGCTTTGGTGGCTGAGATGATGGGGTTGGCGTTTGAGATGGCCCCTCAAGCTGATGGTGTCAGACGCTCTCGGTTCATGGTTGTGCGCAGTACATACCGTGAGCATGCCACTGCTACTATCCCCACCCACAAGGACATGATGTCAGGCATGGTGAAGTATGGCTCGATATGCAAAGGGTCAGAACCATCAGAGACTAATGTTCGGATACCTATGCCTGATGGGACAGTTGTTGAGATGCACGCCATTTACTTGGCAGTAGATCAGTTTGACTGGCAGAAGATCAGGGGTACTGAGTTCACTTACGGGTTGGTAGAGGAGCTTGGTACAAGTTGGCCTGATGTAGAGGTAGTGAACCGTTTACTGGAGTCAGCAGGTCGTTTCCCCAGTCGCAGAGGGTTCTCACCTTCATACATCGCAGAGTGTGAGAATACAGGTAAGCCATTGTTCAGGCGTGGCGTTGCCGCTGTGACTAACGGCCCTTTTAGTACACATCCTCTCAAGACCATTGAGCTTAACCCTCCTACAGGGTGGAGAGTGTTTGTGCAGCCCCCACCATTCATCGAGATGCCTGAGAAGGAGTATGTGGGTGACACTGAGACAGTAATCCGGCGTGACGGTAATGTGTACCTTGAGAACAGTGAGTGCCAGTATGCGAAGATTCACAGTAGTGGGTTTGGGTACTGGGCTGCTCAGATACCAGGCACATCACTGGCGGCACTACAGTCCAGTATTCTGGGAATGTACAGTGAAGCACTGAGCGGCAAGCCTGTATACCCTTCGTTTCGCAAAGAATCTGTGATGCAGCGAGTGCCTACACTGGCTGACACAAGACGGTTGCACATCATTGCAGGTATGGACACATCAGGTTTCAACCCTGGGTGTGTGTTTACTGCGATGGTTGAGGGGTCATTGAACGTGCTAGGGGAGATCGGGGCGAACGATGTGGGCTTCGAGGAGTTTGTGGAGGACTACCTTGTTCCGTATGTCAACGCTAAGTTTCGCGATAATCAGATCACGTTTATCTTAGACCCGTCTAACCCTCGCAACGCTGTAACAAAGACAACTGCTATGCAGGTGCTACACAAGGAGGGGTTCAAGGCAAGATTGGCACCTACTAACAACCTGGTTGACCGACACAACGCTGTGAACAACTACCTGGTGAAGGTTAACGGGTTTAAGATATCGGCTGATGCTCTGATGACATTGGAGGGGTTGGCAGGTGGTCACAAGTACAAGGCTGTAAAGGGTGCGGTTGGGCTATACTCGGACAAGCCAGATAAGACTGGCCCTTACTCACACTACATTGATGCACTTGAGTACGCAGCACTTGAGCATCGCGGTAGAGTTGCTGCATCGCAACCTAAGTTTGTGAACTTGAACCCTCGGGTACGTATGGTGGCATAACACATGATTGAAACTCTCTCAGAACTGTCAGCACGTCAAGCTGATAACTTATCTCGTGCTGTGTGGTCGAACTACTTGTCCGCAGTGCTGTACCGAAGTACCACTGTACTGAGTGGTAAAAGCCTCATTGAGACAATGCACGAGTGCTGGGATGCGTCTCGGGGTGTGCTGTCATCTGATGAGCAAGCAGTGGCTGATGAACTAACACCTGTTGCGCTGGAGTTTGAAGCTGTGAAGGCACGCCAGGCTGAGGCATGGTTGTCTGACTTGACCAGTCAGTCTATGGTGTCACCGTTGCTAGAACCCACCCCTAACCCTACAGTACCTGAAGAGATTGAGAAGAAGACACTCTTACGCATCCGGCAGGCACTGGTCAAAGAGGGGTTTCAGGGCGACCTCACAGCACTTGCCACTAAGGTCAAGGCTGAGACATTGGTGACTGAGGAAGGGGTTATCCGCGAGGCAGTTAAGAAGTGTGAGAAGCACATCCGAGACAAGCTTGAACAGGCTGACTTTCGTGGTGAGATGCAGAAGATTATCCGTGACTTTGTAGTGATGCCCTTTGCTGTGCTCAAAGGGCCAGTATGGACAACACGTCGTGTGCCTGGTTGGCAAGGTAATCGGTTCACTTTGAAGGAGGAATTGGTGATGGAGTTCCTCCGAGTGAACCCATTTGACTTCTTGTGGGCACCAAACTCAAAGACTGTGGAGACTGCACCATTTGTGATTGAACGGCGATGGATGAGTAAGAATGACCTCATCAACTCACCTAACATGATCGCTGAGAATCTTGAGAAAGCACTTGAGATATTGATGACTGACAGTGACTGGTTGTCAGGTGATAGAGATCGCACCTTGCAGGCACTGGTGTCTGACTCTGTACCTGTTGGTGTGCTAGAGTGTCACATGTCAGTGAGTTCCCGTGAGCTAGTACGGTACGGCATTACAGTTCCCGGATATGACGAGAACGATAAGTTAAGTCGGTATGCTTCCCATGAGGCAATTGTGATGATGTTGCACCATCACATCATCCATGTACGCCTCGCACCCAGTAACTCCCCTGTAGAAAGACCATATTCTGTAGGTGCATTTGAACAAGCAAGCGATACCATTCACGGCGTATCAGTAGTTATGCGCACCCGTCGTGTGGCAAGGGTGGCAAGGGCATTTTTGTACGCCTCTTTGCGCAACGCTGCTGCATCTGCACAACCTTCTGGTGAGGTAGATGCTGAACGGATTGCTGAATACTTACCCAAAGATCAATGGGGTATGTACTTGTCAGGAACAGTGATGCCTGTCAGCCCTGATATGCACGGTGGTGGTAGACCAGCATATTATTTTCACAATACTCCTAACAATACTGCTGCATTTTTGAACGCAATGCAGATGTTCATGCAAATGCTCGACCAGTCAAGTGGTATTCCAAGCATTGCATCAGGTGATATGTCTGGGAATGCAACCCTTGGTCGGTCATTCAGGGGGTTGTCACTGGCAATTGCTGCTGCCAGTAAGGGGATTAAGCTCCCTTTATTGAATTTAGACCGTATGGTGGAGTCACTTGTGACCAGAACCTACTACTATGTTCAACAATATGGTAAAGATATTGACATGAAGGGTGATGCCAATGTAGTTGCGCGAGGGAGTTCCGGGTATTTGCAGAAAGAAGCACAAGCTGCTGCTGCACAAGAGAGTTTGCAGTCTGCTGTGGTACTTGCCCAGTCGGGAATCGTACCGAAAGACATGCTGATTGACCTTGTTCGCCAGGTTTTTGCTGATACTGTACCAAACTTGGATAGATATTTTACAGATAGTGGGGTATCATCAGTTGCAGGTGCTGAGTCGGGTGGGGCTCCACCTAGCGAACCCGGTATAATGCCTGGTCAAAGCACTACACCTGGGTTTGGTGGTCAACAAGTGGTAGCCAGTTAAGTAATGAACACATTTACACTAGATGGGACAGTAATCTCTGAGGGTTCTATTGTGTTTGATATCTCAATGGGTCAAGGGAGAGTCTTGCGCATTGCAGACACCTACACTGAGGTGTCATTTCTAAACCAGGCACGTTGTATTTATGACTTTGAGGGTAAGGTAGGGAACACTCGACGGTTGTTTACTGTCCCCCCTGCTATAATCTCATTCAGTAGCTCAACCCAGCGCACTTTAGCGCTAGATATTCTTGCCCTCCTCGGGGTAACCCTTCGATAAGGTATCGAGATGACAGCTTGTTTTACAACTCCCACATTTACGTGTGTTGCAGGTCAGACTCGCACCATTGAAGTATGTGCTCGTGACCCTGTTACAGGCTGCCCCTCTAAACTCATTCGTGTAGATACCTTCGATGCTAACTGTACTGTTGTCTCTACCACGTACACCAACTTAGTTGGTGCACCTGTTGCCGGTTTCACTCCTGCAATGCAGGTAGA